AAAGTGGTTGGATATGGCGAACTAATGAAGTACACCAGCCTCGTTAAAGGCATGATTAACGATTCTCGCCTAGTGCATATGGGCCAGTCAAACCTTGCTGAACACATGAACCGAGCCGTAGCTATCTACCAGCAAAACGCATTGGCTCTATCTTCTAAGCGTTCGCCTGGGCCTATCGAGTTAGCGCGCTGCACAATCTGGGCGGCAGCGTTAGCGTCACGACCAAAGCAAGCGGGAAAGCCCATGCTGGTCGTTGTCAATCGGTAAACTATCGGCGGTTGTGTCTTGCTAGTTCTGTCGGGAATCTGGCAAGGCATGACCACCTGCCAACCTGAAATGTGAGATAATCCCAACATGGCACTATTCAATCGAGTTACTAAAGCAGCAATCAGCCCTGCAGAGCCAACCGCCAAAGCAGCTGCAGCTGGTGGTTACTCACCGAACTCTGCTGGTGTAAATCTTATTGGCCAGTATTACACATACGTTGAAGGCCCAGCTCGCAACCGCGCTATGAGCGTTGCCACCATTAGCCGCGCCCGTGACCTTATGGCTTCTGTTATTGGTTCAATGCCGTTGAAGATGTACACGGAACGTTGGAACGAAACCGAAACAAAAATGGAAAAGGAATACCTGGCACCACGCGCATGGCTTCGCCAGCCTGACCCGACAGTTACTTATAACTTCCTAATGGCTTGGACATTTGACGACTTGTTCTTCTATGGCCGCGCATTTTGGTATATCACCAGCCGTACACAAGACGGGTTTCCTTCGGGTTTTACGCGTCTCCCAGCGGGCTCAGTGACCACAACTGACCAGGCAGGCCCCGTCTGGTTCGCACCTTCTAAAGAGGTTTACTTCCAAGGCAACATGATTGACCCTAAAGATTTGGTGCAGTTCCTTAGCCCTATTCAGGGCATTGTGTATATGTCAGAGCAGACCGTAGCAACAGCATTGAAACTTGAAGCCGCTCGTTTCCGCAATGCCGAATCGTCAATACCTGCAGGCGTTTTGAAGCAGACAGGTGGCGAACCATTAAGCGCTTCTGAACTAGCAGACCTAGCATCAGCATTTAACGCAGCTCGAGCAACTAACCAAACTGCAGCACTAAACGAGTTTTTGAGTTACACCGAAACCACAGCAACCCCAGACAAAATGCTGTTAATAGATGCCGCCAACTATCAGGCTCTCGAATGCGCCAGGCTTACTAACGTCCCGCCATATTTGGTAGGAGTTTCCACTGGTGCGTATTCATATCAGAGCTCGGAACAAGCTCGTGCTGACCTTTACATCTTTGGCGTTCAAGCATATTCGCAGTGTTTGGCAGCCACGCTCAGCCAAAACAACGTACTGCCACGCGGTACTTATGTAGAGTTTGACACTGACGACTTCCTCATTGAAAATGAGATAGCCGACAAAATGGATAGCCCAGACCTACCAGAAGAAAACACACAAGAGGAATTAGCATGATTCGCTTTAATGCAACATCAGTAACCATTGACGCTGCCGCATCAGACGGTACGCCTAGCAGAACTATCACCGGCATTGCAGCGCCTTATAACGTCATTGCAACAGTGAGCGATGGAACTGAAATCATGCTGTCGCCTGGCGCTTTGCCAGTTGATGGCCCTAACCCAAAGCTATTTGTAGGCCATTCAGCCGACAAGGTAATTGGCACAGTTATTGCCCGTGAGGACACCCCAGAAGGAATGCTCTTTCAGGCTCGAGTAGCCAAGACCGTTCTCGGCGAGGAATCGCTACAGCTCGCCCTAGAGAATGTGTATGACCAAGTAAGCGTTGGAATTAACGCGTTGGAATTCAGCTACAACGAAGCTGGAGTCATGCTTATTGAAAAAGCAGCCTGGACAGAATTATCGCTAGTTTCACACGGTGCCTTTGGCGCTAGTGCTAGCATCACAGAAGTTGCAGCGAGTATCCCCACATCTAATGAGGAAATCAGCAATAATACAGAAACGGCACCCGACGAGCCAGAACCCACAGAGCCACAGGAGAACCCAGTGTCAGAAACACCAGCCCCAGAAGTAATCGAAGCATCATCAGTTTTTGCCCAGCCAAAACGCGAATTTGCTATGCCATCAGCTAGCGAAGTTCTTGCTGCTTACCACATTGGTGGAGACACCTACAACAAAGTCACTGACGCTTTCAAGCAAGCACAGCGCCGCGGACAAACAGCACTGCAAGCAGCAGCTGGCGACATTGTTACGGGCGACACGCCAGGCCTCTTGAACCTCAACGTGCTCGGCCCTCTGTTCCAGGATTTGAACTTCGTGCGCCCTGTCGTTTCAGCATTTGGCGCTCGCGCGATGCCGGCATCACCATCTCGCCAGTTCGTGAGACCCACAATAAGCACTCATACCTCAGCGGCCGTTCAAACAAATCAGCTTGATGCAGTGTCAGCAACCACCATGGTCATTGCAGCCAACACAGTTACAAAGCAAACTGTCGCTGGCCAAGTCACGCTTTCACAACAAGACATCGACTTCACAGACCCTGCAGCTCTCCAGCTTGTATTGAACGACCTCAGCGGACAGGTGCTCATCAAAAGCGACGACATCGCAGCCGATGCACTTGTAGCTGGTAAAACAGCATCAGGTTCAACATGGACTGTCACAGCTGCAGACCCAACAACATTGATTAGTGCTTTGTATGACGCAGCGCGTGAAATCGCCGAGGACAGCAACTACTTCCCAACCCATCTTTGCGTGTCACCTGATGTCTGGGAGTTGCTTGGCCGTCAAACAGACGCGGACAAGAGGCCGTTATTTGGTTACAACGCCAACGGCATGATGACCACAAACTCCATTGGCAATGTGTCAGGAATGCAGTACACCAGCATGAACGTGCTTGGTCTTACTGTTGTTGTTGATAACAACTTTGCTGCAGGAACCATGCTTGTGGTTTACGCACCAGGATTCGAAATTTACGAATCTGGCGCTACTTTGCAGAGCTTCGAAAACCCATCAACATTGGGCCGCACTCTTAGTATCCACCAGTACTTCGCCACATTTGTTGCAAAATCAAGCTTCATTCAAGGCATCGTAGTCGCTTAGTCCGAAAGGCGGTAAGCCGCCATGGCTACTTACAGTGTTACATTCCACCAGCGTTTGGATGACTATGCGGTTGTCCAAACACTGGAGAACACCGATATTGCTATCGGTGAATCCATCACCATTACAGGGCTGGGTCATAACTTAAACGGCACACATACTGTTTACGCATTGCCTCAATACCTCTATCGAGGCATAGACAGCCAAGGTGACATTCTGCTTGACGCAGATTTCCCTATCCCTAACCAGGTCATGTTTTATGACGCTGACGGTGATTTGGAACGCTCAGCCGCAATTCCGCTTGGCACTTTGGTTTATACCCAAACGTGCACATGGGTGACCAGCGCCCAGGTTCAGTTGTGGCTCGGTTTAACGAGCCCTACAGCCGATGAAACCACCTTCTTGGCTCAATGTGTCTCTGCTGGTAATCAAGTCGCTTACAGACGCAGACAAGAGGCGTCTTATTTTGACGCGCTAGCGACCAGCCCATCGGGAGACGTAACGCTCGGAACCATAATGCTTGCCGGTGCGTATTTCCGTCAGCGCGGAAGCATTGACCAATTTGCCAGTTTTGATTCAATGGGCCAAGCCATCACCACTAATGCTTTTACGCCGATGGTTAAGCAGCTGCTCGGCATTGACCGTCCAGCGGTGGCCTAATGGCATACACAGACCTATTCAATGAAGCCATAGATGATTTAGCCACTACTCTGGCAACTATCACGGGCTTGCGGGTTGTCACTGACCCAAGGAATTTGAACAGTAATTGCTGCTTCATCGATGCCCCATCTTTTACCGCTATGAATGACCACATCGTTACAATGATTTTTCCTGTGCGGGTCATCGGTATAGGCCCAGGCAACTTGGACACGCTACGACCCTTGCTAGCCATCTCTGCTGGCCTTCTAGGAAAGAACGTGGCCGTAGTATCTGGCAACCCAGCATTGGCTTCTATTGGTGGGCAAGAATTCCCCGCGTATGATTTGACCATTCGTATGCAATCGCAGAACCTATAATGCACACGAGACAGACTAAAATCTGTAATAATCTAAACAACAGCGGTGGCCCGACACACCTACATGACCAGGAGTAATTATGGCCACCAGCACCACCACCTATCTAACTAACCCAACTGTGACAATTTTGCCCCTTACTGGTGGCACCCTATTTGATGCCACAACGGTCACTTCGTCCGCAGCCATCACAGTGGGCTATGACGCTCTTGAGAGCACTAGCTTCGGAGATGCTGCCCATTACTATGTAAAAGGCCTTCAACAGGTCGAGGTTACATTGACGTGCTACGCCTCTTACGGTTCAACATCTGTTGAAGCAGCACTCACAGCTGCACTCGGTACCGGCACTTCTGTCATTACAATCTCGCCTGCTGGCGCTTCCGAATCAGCAACGAACCCTGAGTACACAGTCACTAACGCATTCCTCGCATCGTTTCAGCCAATTAACGGCTCATACGGTGAACTCTCAATGATTGAAGTCACTTTTACAGGTGGCACATTTGCTCGAGACATCACCCCACCAGCGTAAAACCTAAAAAAGAAAGCAGCCGACAATGCAACTAACACTGCAAATAGACCTGGGCAACGGGCCAGTACAAGTCAAAACCAACTTGATGGTAATTGTCAATTGGGAACGCAAATACAAACGCAAAGCTAGTCAAATAGCCGAGGGTGGAATTGGCATGGAAGATTTAGCCTTCATGGCTCACGAAGCTGCCAAGGTTTCAGGCATCTCGCCTTTGCCGTTAATGCTTGACGATTTCATTAAGCAGTTAGTCTCGTTAGAGGTTGTGGACAGTGAAAGCCCAAACCCTACCGAGGCGGCACCTTCCGATATTCTCTAGCATCACTGCTGGTAGAAACAGGATTTTGGCCGCCTGACATAGCATTTGACATTCCCGACTTGGCTACTTGCATTAGTATCATCAACGAGTCGAGGAAAAAACAAAAATGAGCGCCACAGTTAGCACAGAGATTTACGGACTCAAGGCAGCCCTCGCCGAACTTGGCAAGCTTGACAGCAAAACCAAATTCAAAGCCACAAATAAAATCAAGGCCGCTGGTGGTCAGATGGTTACAGAGGTTGCTTCTAAATACCCAGACGACAAGCCGCCATTGTCTGGCATGGCCCCATCTAAAAAGGGTGGCACACGTTTAGGTTACGACGCCAAGAAAGTGCGCAAAGGCGTCACTATCCAAATCGGCGGACGCGCCAAGAATGGCAATATTCCCTTGGTGACTTTGATACAGAAAAACGCCGGCGGTGCGTTCTTTGATTTGGCTGGTTTGCGTAATGGCGGGTCACAGTTTGTGCAGGACTTAGACAGCCGATACGGCAAAGCCCAGCGCGGTATGTGGCGCGCCCGTTCCTACATTTACGGCCAAGCAACTAAAGACATTCTTGGCGCTATTGAAGAAGTCATGAAGTCTGTAAACAGAAACTTGGTTCAGTAATGGCTGTATTTATCCCCATCATTTCCGAGTTTGATTCCAAGGGAATTGACAAAGCTAAAAAGGAATTCGCCAGCCTTGAGGGTGCAGGCAAGAAAGCCCAGTTTGCTATTAAGAAAGCAGCCGTACCTGCAGCCGCTGGACTGGTTGCTGTAGGCGCTGCACTTTTTGATGCCACTAAGGGCGCGATAGAAGATGCAGCTGCACAAGACAAACTTGCTGGAGTTATTGAGCGAACCACTGGCGCTACTGATGCACAAATCAAAGCCAATGAGGATTGGATAAGTACCCAGGGCAAATTGCTAGGCGTGACCGATGACGAATTGCGCCCTGTAATGGGTCGTCTTGTCAAGGCAACTGGAGACGTGACAAAGGCGCAAGAATTAGCCGCGCAAGCAATGGACATTTCTGCTGCATCAGGGCAACCACTAGAGAGCGTCACTAAAGCCCTCGAAAAGGCTTATGGCGGGAACATGACTGCCTTAGCCAAGTTGGCACCTGAGTATCGAGACATGATTAAAGAGGGCGCAACCTTTGAAGAAGTCATGGACAAGATTGGCAAAACTACTGGTGGCGCTGCTTCTGACGCTGCCAACACGGCACAAGGCAAATTTGAACGCCTGGGCGTTGCGCTATCTGAAACTAAAGAGTCAATCGGCGCAGCTCTTTTACCAGCCATTGAAGCGGTGCTTCCGTTCCTTGTAAAGATGGGTGACTGGGCTTCTGAGCACCCAGAGATTTTGCTTGCTATTGGTGTTGCTATTGCCACGATTGCTGCTGCCATTGTTGCTACAAACATTGCTATGGCTCTTAACCCGTTTAGCCTTATTGCTATCGGTGTAGTAGCACTAGGTGGGCTACTGGTTGCGGCCTACAAAAAGTTTGAACCGTTTAAAACAGTTGTTGATGCTGTTTTTGGTGGCATCAAGTTTTGGATTAACAACGTAACTATTCCTGCAATTAAAACAATGCTTGACGTGTTCAAGACAGTGTTCAACGGCATTGCTCGAATCTGGAATAACACTGTTGGCAAGATTTCTTTTGAACTTCCTAAGTGGATTCCTGGTATTGGTGGCAAAGGCTTTGAGATGCCCAATATCCCAATGTTGGCAGAAGGTGGCATTGTCACTGGCCCTACGCTGGCAATGATTGGTGAAGGCAACGGCCCAGAAGCAGTCATACCGTTAAGCCGCATGGGTGAATTTGGCATGGGCGGTGGTGGCGGTATCACTATCAACGTAAACGGTGGCGACCCACAATCAGTAGTTAATGCCCTACGCACTTATATGCGCCAGAACGGTTCTGTACCTATTGCGGTGAGCAACATCTACTAATGGCTATTCAAACATACACAGTTTCCTACAGCACAGACAATGTGACTTACACGGCGCTGACCAATGTGCAAAGCATTACTGTGAACATTGGCCGCCGTGAACAGTTAAGCCAGTACAGCGCTTCTACTGCTTCTGTGTCTTTGCGCTACCCCACAGGTTTTGCCTCACCAATTAGTGCTTTAGTTACTGGCACTTTTATTAAAATTGTCAATACAACCTCAGGCAAAAACACGCTTATTGGGACTATTAACAATGTAACTGCCCGTTACGGCATTCCTTATGTAGGCGGTGTTGGCAACGCTGACTTTCTAGACTTTTCTGTTGAGTGTTCTTTTGCTCGATTGGGTCGTGCACAAGGTGGTGGCTACGCAATGGGCGCTGCTGTTTTTGCTTCGCAATTAAATACTGCCTCTTCACAATCAGGCGTGACCATGACGTATAGCCTTGCTTCTAGCCCTAGCATGGCTGGCACAACTGTTTCAGGCACTTGGGGCGACTGGCTTAACAGGTCACTGATGACGACTAACTCACGCATGATTGACGCGCTATACACTGGGGTGCTTGTGGTGTCACCTTTTGATTACACAGTTTCGGCGGTCAATTTCAGTGACACAGCGAACGATGCCACTAATCAGGTGTACGACCAGATTGACTTCACCAGCCTTGCGGACAACTTCTACACACAGGTAACGGTAGACCCTGAGGGTTTTGCTGCTCAAACGGTGACACAGGCTGGCGCGGTTAAGCCGTACCGGACATTGCAAACCAACACTTTTAACGCCTCTACAAGTCAGGCCACAGACTTTGCCAATTATCTGTTAGGGGCTTATGGTGGGCAAACTTTTGCTATCGGCTCGTTTTCGTGTTCTGCTGAGGCTCAAAACACTTTCAAGCTTGACCAGATTGGTGCTGGCGCTACCTCTGGGGCTTCGAATGTGATTGGGGCACAGGTGTCTGTGGCGTTTCGTGGCACGACTTTTCAGTGCATTGTTGAGGGTGTCACTATTTCGGCTACGCCTGCTGGTTCGCGCTACACGTATTTCGTGTCTGGCGATGCCCTAAACGATTATCTGCTTCTAAACAATGCGGTGTTCGGGCGACTTGACTTCAACAGATTAGGATATTGATATGGCTATAAAGACTTTTACTACGGGTGAGGTGCTGACGGCTGCCGATACGAATACCTATTTGGCGAACTCAGGGCTGGTGTTTGTCAAGCAACAGGCCATAACGGGTACACCTACTAGCGTTGAAATTACTAATGCGTTTAGTACCACTTACGATAATTACCGAATAACGGTAACTGGCATTACTCCAAGTGCCGCCGACTCGTTCCGAATTATGATTGGTTCAGGAAGAACAGATGCACACTACGGAGTGATGAACTACAACCCATACTCTGGTGCAGCCGGCGACCTTAAAACCGTAAACGCAAATAGCGTTTATGCATGCTTAAATACCAACGCAGTTATTGACGCTCAATTTGCTTGTGATATTCAAAACCCTTTCTTAAGTCAAAGAACTTTTATTTTTGGTCAGGGAT